ATTTGCGGGGCTTCCCCGTCCCCGTAGGGGCAGCAGTTGGTGGTGTCCCCGCCGCAGCAGCACGTCGCCCCCGGCGGTGTGTACCCGGTGGCCATGCCTCACACCTGCGGGTCGTAGTTGTAGACGGGCAGGTTGTCCACGCACTCCCAGAACAGCAGGGTGCCGGGCGCCACCAGGGCGACGAACACCGGCTTGCCGTCGGCCGCCAGCGGCCCGCGGTAGACGCACGGCACCCGGTGGACGGTCAGGTCGTCGCCCCCCTTGGTGAACTCCGTCGGCAGCTCCCCGCCGTTCGGGTGGACGAGCCAGACGGCGTCCGTCGGCTCGGCCCAGGTGTTCGCGTCCCGGTCGTACAGCTGGAGCCGGCCCGGGTACCGGCCGGACGTGCGGGTGCCGGTCGGGCGGACGAACTCCACCTCCCGGCCGGCCGGCCGGCCGACGACGCACAGCTTGACCGTCCCCCCGGCCTCGGCCGACAGCCCGGCCGGCGGGTCGCCGAGGACGGCCAGCACGCCGAGGCCGGTCGCCCGGTCCGACAGCCACTTGCGGCCGATCACCGGCCCGCAGGTGAACCCGGCGGCCGGGGTGCCGGCGAACTCGACGGCCGCCACGCAGTACGGGAGCGGCAGGCGGAACTGGCCGAGGGCCGACGCCGGCACCTCGGCCGCCTCGTTCACCACCACCAGCCCGTGCGGGTCGGACACCGGGGACTTCACCCCGGCCGTCGTCCAGGTACACGCGGCGTAGGGCTGGACGGTCGAGCCGGCGACGGCGGCGACGACCGGCAGGCCGTCGGCCGGGGCCGCCCCGCCGGGCAGGTTGACGCTCATCCGCCCTCCATCCCCTGCACCGCCTTGTGCAGCTTGAGGGCGGCATTCTTCTGCATCCAGTACACCCCGGCCTGGAACCCCCGGGCGTTCAGCTCCGCCGTCTGGGCGTCCGGCGGCTCGTTCTCCCGCCGCCGCCGCTCCGGGTACGGCAGGACCACCTTCGAGAACTCGGTGTTGGCCGCGGCGGTGGTGTAGAACCCGTCCCGGCCGAATTCCCACCCGACCTGGCGGACCAGCCCGGACGGGACGACCGGCACCAGGCCGACGTACCGCACGGCCAGGGCGCTCGTGAGTTGGTACTGGGCGGCGATCCGCTCCGCGTAGTAGGCCGCCCGCTGGGCGGCGTCCGCGTCCTGGAACCCGCCGCCGGTCAGCCGGTGGGTCGTGTCGTCGTACCCGCCCAGGTACTCGCTCTGCACCTCCTCGATCACCACGTCCCGGGCCGGCCCGAGGCCGCCGGGGAGCGGCAGGGTGTGGACGTACCGGACCGGCGCCCGGGTGTCGGCGTCGAGGACGACCGCCCCGGTCTCCACCACCGGGTCGGCCGGCACCGTGTACCGGTTGGCCCCGGTCGGCCACCCGCACCCCGCCGGGGCTTCCACCCGGCGGAACAGTGGCCGGTCGAACCGGATCACCTGCCGCTCCGGGTCGACGACCGCCCACGGGACGTACAGCCGGCTGGCGGCCGGGGTGTTCATGTCGGCGTCCAGCGTCCCCGGGTCGTTCCACACCGTCCCGTCCTGCACCCCCCGCCAGACGGAGGCGAACACCCGCGGGAGCGAGTCCTTCGAGTACCCGTCGTACACCTCGGCGGCGAACGGCCGGCCGGTCCGCGGGTCGATCCGGGCCTCGTCCCCGGCCACCGGCTCGATCTGCTCCGGCCGGGTGTCCTGGAGCAGGATCCGGTAGCGGTCGTCCACCGGCCCGACCCCCGGCACCGGGATCGCTTTCAGGTCGGGGTCGATCTCCCCGTCCTCGGTCACCCCGTCCGGCAGCGGGTCGGGCGGCGGGTCGGGGTAGAACGGCCGGTCCGGCTCCCCCTCCGGGTCGGACCCGGCGTAGGGCCGTTCGGCGACGAGCTGGTAGCAGCGGTAGACCGTGTCCCGGGCCAGGGCCAGCGCCTGCTGGATCGACAGCCGGTCGGTCGGCTTCACCCCCCAGGTGGTGGCCCCCTGGTTGCTGACGAACGCCGGCGGCATTTGCCGCAGCCACCGCTGGGTGAAGTCGGCGGCCGCCGTCCCGGAGAGGTCCGGGGCGTAGCTCAGCTCGTCGATCGGCTTCCACGACCCGTCCCAGTCCTTGCCGACCGCCCGGAACTTGAGCCGGAGCTGGAACCGGGTGGGGGCGCCGACCACCCGGATGGCCGACGGGCGGACCGGCGGGTCGAGGGTGGGGGCGGCGGACAGGGCGTGGCCGGGCGGCAGGCCGGTCCCGGCCCCGACCCGCTGGACGCTCGCCTGGTCGGTCACCGGGCACCAGACGACCACGCACCCGAACCGGTCGCACAGGTCGGCCAGCGCCCGGGCGGCCGGGATCCCGTCCCACGATACCTCCGGGTTGGTCCCGGTCGGCGGCAGGTTCTCGCCCAGGGCCAGGTACTCGGCCGCCGGGTCGACCGGGGTGTCCCAGGCCGGGTGCCGGGCGAGCGGGTGGGCCGGGTCGTCGCCGTCGAACGGGTAGGCCAGCCCGCCGGGCAGGTCGAGCACCGGCCCGCGGTCGGCCGTGTACCCCAGCTCGGTCGGGACCGGCGAGCCGTCGGCGAAGGTGGTGACCGGCGGGAGCTGCTGGTGCCACTGGCGGCCGGGCGGCGGCGACTCGCCCATCAGCCCGAGCAGGTACTTGGCGAGCTGGTACGGGCTGCGGACCGTCTTGGGCACCAGCTTGTTCCGCCGGTCCCGCTGGTTGTAGTGGCCGTACACGGCCGGCCCGACCGCCCACTTCCACCGCCGGTCGAGCACCCGCAGGGTCCACACCCGGCCGCCGCCCGACCGGTCCTCGGCGAACCCGCCGGCGTCCAGCACGCAGTCCCGCAGGCGGACCAGCGTCACCGACTCCCACGGGCCGCCGGTGGCCCCGGCCGGGACGCCCGGGTCGGGGGCGAGGAGCGGGCGGGGGCCGGCGAGCTGGAGGGTGCCGGCCTGGGGCAGCGTCACCCCGTCCTGCGGTGTCAGCCGGAGGACGACCGCCTGGGGGGAGATGCCGACCGACGGCTCGTACCGGGCGGACAGCAGCGGCCACTCCACCCCGCCCCAGGTGGCCGAGGCGAAGTACCGCAGCCGGCCGCCCGGGGGCCGGTCGGCGAGCACGTCCGGGGACGGTTGGAAGAGCGGGCCGGGGGTCGGCTCCGGGAACGCCGGCACCCCGCCGGCCGGGGCGTCCGGGGACGGGGCGAACGGCGGGCCGGGGGACGGCTCCGGGAACACCGGGGGGGACGGCATCAGGGCACCGTCGGGGCGACGGGGAGGGCCGGGTAGCCGGCCCAGACGCTCGGCAGGGCGAGCGGCTCGACCGACCCGCCGAACACGAACTGGTACTCCCAGGCGACGGGGAAGTCGCGGTAGTTCCGCCCGACCCGGACCGGGCTGCCCCGCTCGACCACCTTGTCCGCCAGGTTGGCCGGCCAGAACGGCGGGACCGGCACCGGGTACCCGGCCCGGCCGACCGCCTGCCCCTTCTGCGTCACCGTCCACCCCTGCTGGGGGATGGTGGTCTGGACGACGGGGAGGGCGTTGATCGGCTCGTGCAGGACCAGCCGCGGGGTGCCGCCGCGGACGCTGACCGTCTCGGTGAAGTCGGTCAGCCACCGGTCCGGGTCGAGCAGCAGGGCCGGGTGGACTTCCTCCCAGTAGAAGCTGGCGCCGTACTCCAGCCAGGTCCAGTGCTGGGCGCCCGGCCGGCGGGACCAGTTCGGGCCGGACACGCACCGGACGCCGGACAGGGTGAGGGCGGAGTACGCCTGCTTGCCGGTCGGGCTGCCGTCCGGGTACAGGAACTCCAGGTCGCCCTCCTGGTTCCGCAGGGCGGCCTCGACCTGGAGCAGCTTCGTGGTGGCGGTGGCGGGGGTGACGGCCAGGGCCAGGGAGTCGCAGTCCCACTGGCAGGCGTACCCGTGGACGACGCCGGCGGCGTTGAGCAGCGCGACCCGGCTGGGGGCGAACCGGGCGGCCCCGCGGTCGGCGATCTGGAAGCCCGCGTACAGGAGCCGCATCACCCCCGCTGATGACACCGGGCGGGGGAGCATAACCGTAGCTGCATAATTCGGCGGCCATCCGGCTTACGCACATAGACCCGCAACCGAGGGGGCGGCAAGGATAAGAGGAGCGGGGCAGTCCGATTTCCGCTTGACCCGCTGCCGGTGGTGCCGGATAAGCGGTGGCGGCTCCTCACCCCACTGCGGACGGCCATGACCCCGACGCTTCAATCCGTGTGGCTGGTGGATTCGGCAGACCGCGATCCCACGACCGGGAAGGTGAACGTCCTCGGGATGTTCGACTGCATCGACGTGCCGGCCGGGTCCGAATATGCCGCAGGGGCCACCCTGTTCTTCGCTGTCCGCGGGGTTCACGGGCGGGCGGACCTGGACCTCCTGTACGTCGACCTGGCTACCGACGAGGTATTAGTGGAGCGGGCGGTCCGGGTGGACGGCGATCCCCTGGACACCACGGATGTGACGGTCCGGATGAGCCGCATCCCGACGCCCCACGCTGGCGAGTTCGCTTGGGAGCTTCAGTGCGACGGCGAGCCACTCGGCTCCTGTCGGGTACGAGTGACTGTGACCGGCCGAGACGAGGACGTGCCATGACCGGCGAGACCCGAAGGGCGGGCGGAACGATCACCCGGGCGCCGGACGACGGCGAATGGGTCGAGCACCGGGGCGACACATTCCGTTACCCGGTCCACCTGACAGCTTCAGGCGGTCGGTTCACGGCCGTCGCCGCGACAGTGCTAGGCGTGTCCGCGACCGGGGTGTCGGAAGCGGAAGCCCTGGCCGGTGTCCGGTCACTGTTGGACGACTTGGTCCGTGTTGCGAAATCGAGCGGGCGGCCGGTCGCCAAAGGTGAAGTCCCAGCGCCACCAGGTGCCCTCGCCCGTGTGGTTGTCGTGAGACTGACCGACACCCCCCCACCCATCGGCTGAGCGCCTGATGCTCCAATGGTGACCGCCGGGGGAGGGGGAGTCATGACCGACCGACACAAGCTGATGTTTGGCGGGGCGGCCGGCCTGGTGCTGGTCGGGCTGGTGGTCGCCGTCGGCGGGTGGCTGGTGATCGACCGCCAGCGGGAGAAGGCGGCCCGGGCGGCTTATGTCGAGTACGTGCAGGCTATCGAGGTGATGAGGCAGAAGAGCAGGGAATACGGCGCCGCCTACGGCCGGAAGTTTGAAACCGAGCTCCACCCGGACAAGTACACGGCCGAACGCATTGCCGAGACTCGCAGCCAGTACGACGAGGCGTCGGCCGCCCTCAAGCAGGCGGCCGACCGGGCTGAGGCGATGGAGTTCGAGTGGAAAGTACGGTGGGCCAGGCTCGGCCTGCCGATCATTGCCCGTTGACCTTCTGGAACTGCTCCAGCTCGATCCGCTTGACCGCCTGCTCGACGTTCCGTTCCAGGATCGCCAGGATCATCGGCGTCACCTTGTCGAACACCGCGGACAGGCCGGACTCGAATTCCTTCCGGTACTTCTCCTCCTGGTTGGCCTCGTTCTGCTCGGCCGTGTCCGTCCGCCGGCGGGCGTCGGCGGACGACTGAAGCCCGGCCTCGCCCGGGGCGCGGCCCCGGAACTCCCCCTTGAACTGTTCGCCGTAAGCCTCCTCCGCCTTCTTCACCGTCTCCGGGGCCGCCGCCCGGGCGGCGGCCAGCAGGTCCTCCGGGATCTGGTCGAGCGGCATCCCCTGGTTGATCAGGTCCAGCCCCTGCTTGGCCAGCTCTCGGCCGCCGAGGCCGAGCTGGGAGAGGGACTGGGCGCCGGCCGCCGCCTGGTCCTCCCGCTCCCGGGCGATGCCGGTCTCAACCCGGGCCGCGTCGAGCTGCAGTTCGCTGACTCGTCGACGCGCCATGACAGACTGGCCGCCGGCCCCTCGTTCGGTCTCCGCGGACTGCTCGGCCCGACGTATCGCACCTTGCAGCCTTGCCGCCAACACCCCCTCCTGCCTCGCCAGCCGTTCGCTCTCGCCCTTCGCCCCGCTGCGGTCGGTGCCGGACGTGTCCCGGTCGGCCTTTTGCCGGGCGACCCGGGTGGCCAGCAGCTCGCCCTCGATCTTCTTCACCTCCGCCTGGTTGTCGGCGTTCTGCTTCTGCGCCCGGCCGTACTGCTGCTCGGCCAGCGCCTGCTCCTTCGTCGCCACGGCGAGCTGCCGGCGGACCGGCAGCAGGCGGCTCTCCTCCTCGTACCGGAGCCGCCCGCCGGCCGTCGTCCGGTCGATCCCGGGGTCGCGGCGGGCGGTCTGGAACCCGGCGTACCCGGCCGCCCGGTCTGCCTGGGTCTGCCGCTCGAACTCGGACTGCTGCTGAGTTAGCCGGAACTGGGCAAACGCCCCCTCCCGGGCTTCCCCTTCTGCGCCGGCCCGCTTCGCCCGCTCAATCTTCTCCCGCTCCCCGGTGTACGCCTCCTGGGCGTCCTTGAACCGGGAGTACGCCCACCCGGCGAACGGGTTGGCCCGGGCCTTGGCCTCCAACTTCTGCCGCTCGGTCATGAACGCGTCGCCCTCGATCCGGCCGAACTGGCCGTACCCGTCGGCCGTCCTCATCGACACGGCGAAGGCGGCGGCCGCCCCGCCGGCCACCTCCCGGCCGGACAGCCCGAGCCGGCCGGCGGCGGCGTTCCCGCGGAACTGGAGCCGGTCCATGGCCGACATGCGGGAGCCGTCGGCGTTGCGGCCCATGGCCGCCAGGTCGTTGGCCGCCTGCCGCTGCTGGAACCGCTCCCACACCCCCTGGCGGTTCTGCTCGAGCGCCGCCCCGACCCGGCCGGGGACCGTCTGGCGGTAGGCGGCGGCCCGTCGTTTGGCGGCCTCGGCCAGGGCGTCCTCGGCCTTGGCGGCGGCGACGACCTCCCCGGTCAGCACGTTCACCGCCCGGGTGCCGTCCTTGTCGACGACGATCTTCAGGAGGACCTCGACGGTCTGGTTCGGGCCGGTCACGGTCTACCTCCTTCGCAGGGCGTCCCGGACGGCCGCCGCCATCGCCAGGCGGTCGGCCGCTCGGTCGGCCCGGACTTCGGCGTCGAGCACTTGGGCGACGGCCGCCCGGGCGAGCGGGTCGAGCGGGGGGAACCCGACCGCCCGACCCTCCCGGGCGAACCGGGCCAGCTCCCAGAACCAGCCCGCGAAGTCCGCGTCCGGCTCCAGCGGCTTACCCCCGTCCGCCTTCGGGCACACCCCGCACGGGGGCGGCACGCGGGCGGCGTCCCGGGCCATCGGCAGCTCGACCCGGCGGCCGGTCGCCGGGTCGCGATCCGGGTACGTGGCCGCCCGGCCGGTGTCCGGGTCGATCACCCAGCGGCGGCAGTCGGCACAGGTGCGGACCCAGCCCGGGTGGTCCGCCCACACCCGGGCCAGGCGAGTCAGTTTCCCAACAGCCCGCCGTACCCGGTGCAGACGTCGGTGAGCTGATCAAACACCGGCGGTGGCAGGCTGGCGACCGTGTCCGGGGTGATCGCCGCCCCGGCGTTCCACTCCCGGATGTGGGCGGCGTAGAACTCGGCCCGCACCCGCACCTCGCCGGCCGCGTCGTCCGCCTTCAGGGCGTTCAGCCGGGCGGCGAACGCCCGGGCCTCGGCCGGGGTGGCCGGCCGGACCTTGCCCTCCAGGGCCGGCCACGGGTCGGCCGGCCGGGTCTTGAACCCCACAGTCAGGGTCGGCTCCAGGAAGAACGGCAGGCTCATGTCGCCTCTTACGGGGTGGTGTCGAGGGCGGCGGACAGCTCGGCGTTCGGGGTCGTGACCCCGGTCGCCAGGTACGCCCGGCCCTCCCAGGGGACCATGATCTCGGGGTCGCCGGCGGCCGACTCCGGCGGCGGGGCGACCGCCCGGACGGCCGGCATGGTGAACGTCAGCGACCGGTTCGAGTACGCGAACTGGAGGATGACCTGGGCCCCGGTGTCGCTCGCCCCGGCTGCCCACAGGGCGGCGTGCTCCCGCAGCGGCAGGGTCAGGCCGAGGGTGATGGTGTGGTCGGTCTTCATCGGCGTGGCGGTGGTGAAGCTGCTGTAGTACCGCTCGCCGTTGATCCCGTAGTCCACGCTCAGCCGGATCGACCGGCACTTGACGGACGAGGTGCCGCCGACGGTGACGGCCGCGTCACCCATCAGGAACCGCACCCCCAAGTACGCGGCGGTCGGGCCGACCGGCCAGGAGCCGCCGCCGGCCCCCGTGATCCCGACCCCCCGCCAGGCCAGCTTCACCTCGCCCCCGGCCTCCGCCGTCACGTCGAACCCGGCCGTCACCACCCCGGACAGGGCGAACACGTCGTCCGTCCGGTCGAACACGAAGTTCCGCTGCTTTGACACCGTGCCGAGCGGGTAGGTAATGGTGCCGGACCCGGACGGGGTTCCGCAGAGCAGGAACTCCAGCCACGCCTGCCACTCGGCGACGGACGGGGTGAACTCCCCGCTCGGCTGGACGACGTGGACGTTCTCCCGGGTGTTGTCAACCGAGTGGCTGAACGTGCCGAGGCCGCCCAGGTCGCGGCCGAGGTCGATCACGTCCTTCCGCCAGCCGGTCGAGAACCGGGTGTGGGCGATGGCCGTGTCCGGCGCCCCCGGGGCCGACCCGGTGACCAGGGTGAGCGGGCCGAAGGCCAGGCGGGTCAGGCGGTGCTGGGACACGGGGGCTCCGGGTCAGGTGGCGGGGACGCGGCACCAGCAGCGGACCACCAGCCCGCTCACCAGGTGGTCGAACAGGGGCAGGTGCGGGTCGGCGATCGGCTGCGGCTCGACCTCGCAGTACACGCTCTCGGCCACGGCTGAGAGCCGCTTGTACAGGACGGCGGACACCACCGCCTCCCGCCAGGCGTCCACCCCGGCCAGCACGTCGTGCTGCTGGCGGCCGTTCTTCTCGGCGATCAGCACCCGCACCGGGTACCCGACCAGGTTGGTCACGTTGGTGTCCGGGCGGACCTGCTCGGCCACCCCGTCGGCGGTCAGCAGGACGCACGGGAACAGGACGTTCGACTCGTCCGGGCTGACCTGCTGGTACACCCGGTCGCCGAGGGGTGGCCCGCCCGGCCGCAGCCGGGAGAGCCGGAGCCGGTCGACGATCAGGTCGGCCAGGGCGGTCCGGCACCGGGTCAGGACGGGCGGGGTCGGCGGCACGTCAGGTCCCCCCTGCGGACCGGGCCACGGCCTTCGCCTGGTCTTCGGCCAGCACGTCGGCCATCGCGGCTACCGTCCCGCCGCTGAACCCGACGTACGGCCGGGCGGGGACGGCCACCGCCGGGACGCACACGTACTGCACCTTGGCCCGGCCGCCGGCCCGCCGCTCGACCAGCAGGCCGGTCCGGGCGCCGGTGCGGACGAACCGGAGCGGGCGGGGGAAGCGGGATGCCCCGCCGGCCGCCTTCGCCTCCCGGGTGACCGGGATCGTCAGGAACCGGCCGCGGGCGTGGACGGTGCCGCCGTACTGGTGCAGGGCGGCGCCGGGGCCGGTCGCCGACAGGGCGAGCGTGTCACCCGCCCAGGCCGCGGACAGGCTGGCCATCAGCAAGCCGGTGTCCCGCAGCGGGGCCGACCCGCCGCCCGGCCGGGTGCGGGCGAGTGGCGGCCACGGGGTGCCGTCCGGGCCGCGGCTGGTGGCGAAGTGTCGCCGGGCGCCCGCGACGGCCAGCTGCTCGCACGACCGGCGGGCGGCGGCGGACGGGCCGGCGGCGGACACGCCCCGGAACCGGTCGGCCAGCACCCGCAGGGTGGTCGCCATCAGCCCGGCTGCTCCCGGCTGGCGACCTCGACGAACAGCCCTTGGCCGAGCGTCCCGCCGCCGGCGGTGGCGGTGACGCTCACCTCGAGCACGTCGTTGGCCGCCAGGGCGGACACGCTGACCGTGCCGGTCGAGACGGCGTAGGCGAGCGCCACCCCGATGCTGATCGGGGCGGACAGGATGCTGGTGCCGTTCTTCAGGACGTCGACGGCGACGGTGGCCGCCCCGACGTTCGGCACCACCAGCCCGGCCTTGACGTCGATCACCGTCCCGGTCGCCCGGCACCGCTTGAGCGGCCCGCGGTAGGTGACGGCCGCCGTCCCGTGGGCCTGGGCGTACCGGTCGGTCCGCTGCTGGTACAGCTTGGCGTTGTCGATCGGGTCGTTGCCGTTGACGTTCGCGTTCCCGAACGTGTTCGGCGGGAGGGTCACCGGGCCGGCGAACCGGGCCGGCCCGGTGCACGTCAGCTCGTCGGTCGAGAAGGGCACGTACGGCTCCTAGAACTGGGTTTCTAACCCGAACGGGAGGGTGTGGGTGACGTCGCTCGTCCGCCCGCCGACCGCGCTGCCGCCGCCGGACGCCGCCAGGCCGGGGGTGACGAGCTGGCCGCCGACGGTCACGGCGCAGGTGAGCAGCTCTTTCCGCCGGTCGTACAGCCTGACCTCGTCGCTGCTCCGGCCGGCCAGGGCGATCCCGTCGAGCAACGCGAAGTAGAGCGAGACGGCCCGCAGGTACTCCTCGCGGCGGTCCCAGGCGTCCACCTGCGAGGCGGTGTACCCGCGGGCCAGCAGCGCCCCGTTGATCTCGGCCGCGGCGGCGGCGATCGCCGGGGCCGCCCGGACGGCCCAGAACGGCTCCAGCGACCCCCGGTCGGGCCGCTGGAGGATGCTCGCGATCTGGTCGAGCAGGTCGGACTCGGTCACCCGGCGCTCCGGTCAGGCGGTCACTTCTTCCGCTTCGGCTGGGGGTCGTCGGCGATCACGTCCCGGACGGCGGTCAGCTCGGCCCGGACGGCGTGCAACTCGGCGGCCGCCGCGTCCCGCTCGGCCTGCAGGGCGTCCCGCTCGCGGCGGACGACGTCGTTGGCCTCGGTCAGCGCCCCGCACTCGGCCGTCAGGGCGTCCCGCTCCTCGGCCGTCAGGGCGAGCTGGGACCGGACGGCCGCCAGCTCCTCCCGCAGGTGGGCGTTCTCGGACCGCAGCCCGTCGACCTCGCCGGTCAGCCGCTCGACCTCGTCCATCAGGTGGGCCGGGTCGGTCGGGGCGGCGGTCAGGCGGGCCGGTCCGTCGACCGGGACCAGCGCCCCGTTGCCGACCAGGAACGGGATGTCGCACCCCGTGAAGGCTTCGGCCGGCTTGACCTCGCCCGGCTCGTGCCCGCCGGTGATGCTCGTGGTGACGCGGAACATGCCGCCTCCGGTGTGGCCCCGAGGGGCGGGTTACAGGCTGACGACGATGACGGCGCCGGGGAAATAACAAACCGGTCCCCCGTTGTGGCCGTCATGCACCTCGATCACCCGCGGCACCTGGGTCTCCCCGCGGTCGATCACCCGGGTGTACGCCCCCGGCTCGACGTTCGGGTTCTCGGCGTTCCGGGTCATCCGGTACTCGCCCAGCTTGGCCCCGTTCGTTCGCCGGCCGACCAGCACCCCCTTGCCGTCCGGGATGAACAGGGTGAACGTGCCGCTGTCGTTCAGGTACCCGCGGTCGTACGGGACCACCTCCGGCAGGTCGTTGGCGGCCAACACCGCGTTCACGTTCTCCAGGGTGTTGAGCGTCGCCCCGTAGTCGCTCCGCACCCGGCCGATGTCCGCCGCGTTGGTGTTCAGGAGCAGGTTGTTCACCTCGGTCTTGTTCAGGTACAGCTTCGACCCCCGTCCGAAGTCGACCGACTTGCCCCGGTACTTGAGCACCGCGCTCCGCAGGTCGGCGATCGGGGTGGCGCTGGCGACCGTCGACCAGTCGACCGCGGCGGACGCCGTCTGGAGCGGGAACGTGTCGGTGTGGAGGATCTCCCCGCTCGGCTTGGCCACGCTGAACGTGCCGGTGGTGAGCATCGCCCACAGCACCTGCCGCATCCGGTCGAACCGGCGGGTGAGCAGGTGCTGCTGGGCCATCGCCACCAGGTCGTTGAGGGGGATGAACTGGTCGAACCGGCCGAGCGCCCGCCGCTCGGTCAGCTCCTTCTCGTCGATCACCGTGAAGTCGCCGTAGACGCCCGGCTCCATGTCGTACGCCTTGGCCCCGACCCGGTTCACCCGGCCGGGCTGGCCGTTCATCCCGCGGACGTTCTGCAGCCCGGTGTAGTTGTCCATCTGCTCCCACCGCAGCCGGTGGGCGTTCACCTCGGTGACCGGGAACTCGTCGAACACCGGGTCGTCCTGGGTGAGGACGGGGAGCAGCTCCTGCTCGATCTGCTTCAGCTCGACCGGGGACGGGAAGGTGTACGTCGGCATCGGAGGCTCCGGTTCAATCCGCCCCCGGGTCGGGCCCGGGGGGAAGGCGGGTCAGGGTCTCTCTCAGACGCCGATCTTCAGCTCGGTCGCGGCGTTGGACAGCAGGGAGGTCGTCCCGGTCAGCAGCTTGCCCAGGTCGGCCACCCCGTTTGCGTCCAGGCCGGTCAGCTCGCTGGTGAAGAAGGTGCCGGCGAAGTACACCGGGGCGCTCAACTGGCTCGACCCCCACTCGCCGCCGCCGACCGTGTGCCCGCCCCGCTCGTCCACCACGACGCTGTACGGGAGGATCCCCTTGGCCACCCCGCCGCCGTCCGAGCGGGCGTCGTCGTACGCCACGAACAGCCCGCCGGCCGCCCGCCCGCGGGTGGTCCGGGCGAACGAGGCGTTCGGGGTGGAGCCGCCGGTCAGCGAGTTCTGGAAGAACGTCAGGGCGGCCTGCTCGATGTTCCCGAGGGCGGACTGGAAGGTGATCGTCACCACCGTCCCGGACGAGGCGGACGAGGCGGTCACGTTCCCGGTGCCGACGTTGGTCAGCGCCTCCAGGGCGGCCTGGACGTTCGCCTGCAGGGTGGCGTCGGTGGTCGAGTAGGTGATGGCGGCCGTCACCTGGCCGTTGAAGCTGAGCTTGAAGCTGCCGCCGGTCGGGGTGCCGGTGACGGTCAGCGTCTGGACGTCGTTGGCCGCGGTCAGGGTGTCCCGCTGGGCGACGACGGTGCCCTTGGCGTAGGTGCCGACGCCCAGCTTGACGGCCGTCTGCTTGGCCTCCTCCGGGGTCCGGCTCGGCTGGAGCGGGCCGCCGGTGTACGTGATCGTCGCGGATGCGGCCATCGGTCAGGCTCCGGTCGGGGTGAGCGGGGCAGGGCGGGGGTCACTTCTTGGCGGCGAGGGCCGCCCGGCCGAGCGGGGTGGCCCGGAGCATGGCCGCCCTGTCCGCGTCGGACAGGGCCGGCTGGCCGTTGCCGGCGAGCGGGTCGGCCAGCTTGTCGCCGAACCGGCGGACGACCGGCAGGGTGGCCTTCAGGGCGGCCATCTGCTCGGCCAGGGCGGTCCCGTCCGCCTTGCCGTCGGCGAACTTGCGGACGGCCACGTCGTCGCAGTTGAGGAGCAGGGCCTCCATCGCCGGGCGGGCGGCGGGGGCGAGCTGCCCGGCGGCCCCGAGGTCGTCGCAGAACCGCCGCACCTTGTCCCGCTTGGCCTCGGTCAGCCGCTGCTGCTGGTCCCGCTGGAGGGCCGTCTGGCCGGCCCGCAGGGCGTCCATCTGGGCCTGCTGGTCGGCGACGAAGTCCGCGATCGTGCCGACCCGCGGGGCGCCGGTCCGGTCGGTGAACTTGAACGTCGCGCCGGCGTGGCTCATCTTCGTCGGGTCCGTGTCGTCGCCCGTGCCCGTGCCCGTGCCCGTGCCCGTGCCCGTGTCGTCCTTGTCCTGGTTGTCGCTCATGGTCGTGGCGGTCGCGGCCTTCTGGACGCAGGCCAGCATGGCCTGGAGGACCGGGTCGGGGACCGCGTCGGTGACGGCCGCCGTGTCCATCCCGGCCGCCTGGAGCGCCTGCAGCATCGCCTGCCGGTCCATCACTACCTCCCCGGAGAACCGGCGGACGATCCCGCCCGTGTGCGTGAACCTGGCCGCCGACAGCGGCTTGAGCCCCTTGACCGCCGGCGGCTTGTTGCCGAGCAGCGTCAGCGCCTTGAGCACCGGTGTCTCGACCACGTTGCCGTCGGGGTCTCTGAACCCGTCGATGACACGGCCGGTTTTCGGGTCCCGCTCCGGCTCGAAGTACTCGATGCTCGGCTGCCGCAGCCGGCCGCTCTTGGCCCACGCCCGGATGGTGTCCGGGACGCGGTCGGCGTCGAGCATGAGCTGCGGCTCGGGGCCGGCCAGCGTCGCGCCGGTCACGTCCCCGCAGGCGAGGCCGTCGTCGTGGTTGAGGGACACGTACGGGGTGTAGTGCGGGGCCGGGCCGGTGCTGAACCGCTGGAAGTTGGCGACGAGCTGCCGCAGGAACTCCGGGCTGTGCGGCAGCCCGTTGTGGGTGCCCGGGCGGAACGCGGCGATCCCGCGGACCGGCCCGGTCGGCTCGTCGGTGTCAGTGTTCGCCGCCCCCATGCCCCGGGGATGTCACGCGGTCGGCTCGTCCGCCGGCCCCGGCCCCGGGCGGGCCGATTGGCCGGCCAGTTCGACGGCTGCCGCCGGGTCGCCGCTCGCCACCAGCCCGGCCAGGAACACCGCCTGCCGCCAGTCGGCCGTCTGCTCGTCGGCGGCCAACAGGGCCGCCAGGTCGTCCACCCAGCCGGCGCCGTCGGCGTGCCGGACGACCGCCCCGCCGGACCACGCGGCCCCCAGGTCGGCGAGCAGCCCCCGGGGGTCGAGCGACGATCTCCGGACCACCTCCAGGGCGGCCTTCCAGGTGGCGGCCGGGTTGACCGCCGTCGAGTACCCGAGGTAGAGGGCGGAGACCGACGGGAGGAAGGCCGCCGCCTTGCCGGCGGCCGGGCTGACGGCCGTGCCGACGGCCGCCCCGGTGACGTACCCGCCGACGAAGTCGGCCACGGCCAGGGTCCGCTTCAGCCGCTCGGCCTGCTCGGGCGTATGGCCCCGCCGTCTGGCGGCCTCGACGGCGACGTCCCGGGTCTTGTGGGCGGCGATGGACAGCGTGTGTTCGGCCGCCTGGAGGAGGCGGCCGACCTTGGTGTCCAGAGCCGCCGAGCCGAGCGACCGGAGCTTCCCGAATGCCCCGGCCGGCCGGCCCGTCGGGCCGCTCTCGTCGCCCCCCGGCCGAACCCACCGGCCGGGGTGTTCGGGGTCGCCCGTCTTCGGCACGAGGCCGGCCCGGGGCGACCCGTCGGCAAACGCCCGGGCAGCCGGTCCGGGGTTCGGGTCCAGGCCGTCACCCGGTGCGGCGTCGCCGCCCCCGCCGCCCCCGCCTGGCGGCCCGTTCAGCCCGAGCGATCCCAGGTCTGGCCCTGCGGCCGGCGTCGGCTTGAGCACGTCGGCGGCGTCCCGCGGCGGCTCCACCTGCATGATCTCGTACGCGTACTCCTGGCTGACCGGCAGGCCGATCTTCTGGGCCTGCTCGATCCGCCGGCCGTTGGCGATCACGTCCTCCGGGTCGATCCCCCCGAGCACCGCCGTCGGCCGCCCGCCGGCCGCCCCGAAGTTCGGCTGCACCAGGTCCGGCCCGAGCTGCTCGGTGACCGTGCTGGCCACCACCACCGACAGGTACCACTGGAACAGCTCGGCCACCGTCTTGTGGGTCTCGCTGTTCCCCTGCGGGGTCTTGCTCTCCACCTGGTCCAGGTACGCCCCCTGCAGGCTCAGGGCGATCTCCTTGCGGAGGTCCTCGATCGTGGCCTGGAACTGGTCCGGGGAGCTGGTGGCCAGGTTCATCACCTGCAGGTCGGCCCCGTCCGGGAGGACGATGTACCCCCGCGCCCGGGCGGTCGCCAGGACGGCCGCCACCTGGTCCCGGGTGGCCGTGTCCCCGGCCTGGTACTTGGCCGCCAGGTACGGGCCGCTGTAGTTCTCCAGCAGGATGGCCCGCAGCTTGACCGCGCTCTCGATCAGCATGGCCCCGCGGTAGCACGCCCGCAGGTCGCTCATCCCGAACGGGGACTCGAAGATCTTGAGGAAGGTGAAGTGGATGAAGTCGCCGGGGTCGAGCGGCTGCCCGCCCTGGCCGGCCGCCATCGCCTGGACGGCGGTCACGGCCTTGAACTGGTCGAGCTTGAACCGGACGAACTTGGTGTCCTTCGACTTGCACGCCCGGACGGTCCAGAACCGGGGGTACCGGGGGTCGTCCGCCGGCACCACGTCGAACACCTTCTCGGTCAGGCTGAACCCGTCCACCAGGCCGGGGAGCATGACGTTGAGCAGGAGCTGCGGCCACCCGCCCGGCATCCGCTTGACGGCCGTGTCCATCCACCGGGCGGCCGCCACCATGGCCGGGCTCTTCTTGTCCTCCGGGATCACCTGGGCGTCGAGCGAGGCGACGGCGAACACCTTCTTCAGGAGCGGCGCCTTGACCGCCGGCTCCTTGAGCATCCGGCGGTACGCCAGCCGCATCTCCCACGTCTCGCCGGTCAGGTTGTCGTCGGCGGCGGACAGCGGGCCGGCGTACGGCTGGATCGTCGCGTACGCCTTCACCTGCTCCTGCACCCAGGCCAGGTGGGCGTCGGGGGTGACGCCGGTCGGGTGGGCGGTCAGCAGCCGGCGGTTGAACCGGGTGATGCGGTCGAGCAGGCCCATCACGGCTCCCCGGTGAGTCGGCGGGCGTCGGCCCGCCCGTCCCGCCACCCGGCGAGGACGAGCTGCCAGACCGACCCGGCCAGGTACGGGCCGGCGTACACGGCCCCGATGGCGGCCGTCCGGACGGCCACCGCCAGCACCCGCCCGAGGTCGGCGACCGCGGTCATCGGAACGCCCCCGCGGCGGCCAGCCGGTCCAGCTCGGTCGGCCCGCCGGCCCGCGGGTCGGGCAGGTCGGCGGCGGTGAACGACCCGCCCCCGGTCAGCTTGTTGAACGCCCCGGCGGACGCGTCGGCCTCGTCCAGCCCGGCGGTCGGGAACGCGTCCATCTGGGCCAGGTAGGCGTCCGCCCAGTCGCCCACGAGCACGTCCACGTTCCCCACCTCCCACTGCGCACTGAGCGGCTTGGCCCGCTCCACCTTGCTCCCGTCGGACGACCCGACCGGGTTGGCCTGGACGGCGTACCCGGCGAGCATCCGGATCTGGGCGTCCACGCTCTCCGTCCCGAACCCGCCCGGCCGCTCGATCCAGGTGCCGGCCACCCGCACGTCCCGCCGGTGCCGGTCGGCCGCGACCGTCTGCCTCATCACCGCGTCCCGCTCGGCCGGCGTCCACCGGCCGGCGACGCAGTCGCACACCAGGAACCGCCCGGCCGGGGTCCGCCCGACCAGCACCCCGGCCGTCTTGGCGCTGGCCGCCGTCTTCGTCGCGGCCGTGTCGAAGTACCGCACCGCCACCGTCCCGACCGGCACGACCGGGACCAGGTTGACCTTCGTCCGGTCGAAGAACTTGCCCCCGGCCCGGACCTTCCAGTTGCCGCCCAGCAGCCGCTCCCGGTCGACCGTCCCGAGCGCCTCCAGGTTGGCCCGGTAGCCCGGATCCTTGGCGGCCAGAACCCGGTTGTCCTCCAGCTTCGCCGGGACGAAGGTGAAGCTCTTCGGGGTGCGGTCGGGGAACCGCCGGGCCAGCTCCCCCGGGTCGTCCGCCCAGTGCATCCCGTCCCCGTCCCGGACGAACCACCGCAGCCGGCCGGACCGCCCCGGGATCGGGTACCCGGTGTCCGGGTGGATGTACCAGTCGACCCACTTGGCCACCCAGCTGTCGGCGTCCGGGTTGCACGTCGCCCGGACGTACGGCCGGACCCCGCACGTCGACCGGTTGCGGCTGAGCATGTACACGAACTGCCGCTCGGCGAACGTGGTCAGCTCGTCCCACCCGATGAGCGGGATCTGGGCCGAGTGCCACTTGAGCAGGTCGGTCTCGTACTGCATGTGCCCGAACCGGACCGACCCGCCGCCCGGGAAGTCCCACCGCAGGTCGCTCACCGCGGGGGACGCCCCGAGCCCGCCGTACAGGTCGAACGACTCCTCCCACAGCCCGCCCTTGGCGGTGATCTCCGGGCACGTGCGGCGGAAGATGACGGCCCCGAACCGGGGGTTGCGGACGTGCCGCAGCGGCTCGAACAGCAGCGCCCACGACTTCCCCCCGCCGGCCGCCCCGCCGTACACGGCGATGTCCGCCGGGCTGGCCAGGAACGCCTCCTGCGGCCCCGGCTGGGGGCGGATGACGACGGCCTTACGCGGGCGGGGTGGGGCGGTCACGATCGTTGGCCGGGACGTACACGGTGAACTGGACCGGGCCGTCGGCCGGCCCGACGAGCTCCACCTTGTCGGCGAACAGCCGCAGCTTTTTGCCGAGCAGCTCGATCGCCCTTACCCGGGCCGAGTGCGAGCTGCCCTCCCCGGTCAGGGTGGCCTCGTGCTTGAGCCGGCCGATCACCCAGTCGGCCGTCAGCTCCTGCCGCTCCAGCGCCCTGGCGTTGGCCGCGTCGACGGCCGCCTTCACGTCAGCATTTGTCAGCAGCCGGGAGGCGTTGCGGCGGCGGGCCTCGGCCGTGCACGTGTAGCCGGCCTGCTGGTAGGCGGCCTCGGCCGTCAGCCCGGACAGGTACAGCTCGACGAACCGCTGCTGGCGGGGGTTGAGGGGCATCCCACCCCCGCGGATGTCACGCCGCCGCCGGCTTCGGCCGCGGCTTGCCCTTCGGCCGGTCCGGCGGGTCGGCGAACTGGGCCAGGATGACGGCCCGCAGGAGGGGGGCCGTCTGCACCAGGCCGGCGAGCTGGGCGAGCACCGGGCGGGCGTTCTCGAGGGCGTCGGCCTCGGCCCGGAGGGTGGCGATCCGGGCGTCCAGCTCGGGGACGGGGGCGGCGGTCACGGTCGGGGCCATCGGGTCAAACTCCCAGGGGCGGAAGCGGGTGTCGTCGGTCAGGTCGTACAGCCCGCCGGGGTCGTCCGGGTCGGCGGGCGGCGGGGCCGGCGGGTCGTACGGGTCGCCGGCCGGGGTGGTCAGGGCGGCCAGGTACGGGACGGCCGGCCCCGCCGGGCCGCGGCGGGTGCGGTAGGTGCCGCCGTTCTTGAGCCGGGCGGCCTCGCGGTGGCAGGCGGTCAGGACGGTCCGGTGGGCCCACCCGCGGAACAGCCCGACCGGGTTCCCGCCGGCCGGCACCTGGGCCGGGTCGAACCGGGCGTGCAGCTCGCACACCGCCAGGGCCGCCGCCTGGGCCAGGTCGTCGTCCTCCTGGGAGCCGGGGACGAACCGCCAGGCGGCGGCCACCCCGCGGGCGACGTCGGCGGCCCACGGCAGGAACCGGTCGGCGGGGGGCAGGGCGGCGGCGGGGGTCACGTCGAATGGTACGCGGCACACGGCGGCGGGTCACTCCGGGCGGGCGGCGAACAGGCCGCCGGCGTCGGCGACGAACTTCTCCCCGCCGGCGGTGTTTGTGCGGCCATTCTGCCGCCGTTTGGGCCGGGGCGCAACCCCGGCCGGCGGGGGCAATGACACCGGGCGGGGCCGGGGCGGGGTGACCGGGGCCGCCAGGACGGCCGGGAAGGAGCCGTCGGGCAGCCACGGGACGGCCGGCAGGGGGGCGGCACCGGCCCGGGCGGACGCCAGGTCGGCGGGGGCGAACACGGCGTCGGCGAACCGCCAGACGGCGTGCAGGGCGGCCGTGTACTCGGCGAGCTGGTCGGCGGGGATCTGGCCGGCCCGGACCCGCTCGTCGAGGACGGCCCCCATCCGCTCGACCCAGGCGACGACGGCGGGGGTGAGCCGGTAGTGCGGGCGGTCGCCGAGCAGGATCACCGGGGCGCTGAACAGCGAATGTGTGGGGAGGTACACCAGGTCCAGTCGGCGGGAGACGAACAGCCAGTCGGAGGGGTCGGAGATCGGTGAACGTTCACCGCCACCGGGCGGATTTTCGTGAAGATCGTGTGAAGGAGTGTCGCCCGGCACGGACCCGACCAACCGCCCGCAGACCGAACAGGAGACGCGATGACTGCCGAACGAGTGACCGGGGCAACTGACGACTTCTGTCGAGTTACACCGGGGGCAGCGGAACCCGCCCTGTCGGACTCTGTCGGCTTCACCGCCTCCAGACGCTCCAGACGCTTCCACTCCTATTACTCCCCCTCGGCGGGTTAATTTGACGCCGGTCGAATACAAGCGCCCAGACCGACCAATAAGGCCGTAAGCGTCTGGAGCGTCTGGAGCGTCACCCGATGTCGTCCCAGCGGACGTACGCGGCACGCGGTTCGCACTTGCCGCCGGTCCACATCGCGCCGCGGTAGGGGTTCCGGCTCGACCATCTCGCCAGCTCGGGGATCGGGAGAGTGAACAGCCACTTGGTCCCGTGGTGCGGCGTGCGGATGTCCGGGGCGAACTTCTTGACCACCTTCTCGAACAGGGTGCCGACCGGGACGAGCACCCGCATCCGGTCCGGGTCGGCACCGACCCCGAACTTGTCCCGGAGCAGGTCCCGGATCGCCTCGGTCACGTCGTCCGCCTGCTCGTCGTCGTCGTCGATCGCCGCCCGCCGCTCGGTCAGCAGCGCCTGTAGTCCGACCGGGTCCGGCAGCCGGCACAGTACCGCCTCCTCCCACGCCGCCCACCGGGTGAACCGGAACCCGGCCGGCACCACGACCGGCCGCCGCAGGAGGGCGAGCAGGTCGCCGACGATGTCCCACCGGCGGTCGGCGATGTACCGCTCCGTCTCGGTCAGCCACCGGGGGGTGTAGCCGGGGGTGTCCACCTTCACCAGCACCGCCCGCTGGGCGATGTCCTTGGACACGCTCGGCTGGTTGAACGTCATCACCCAGGTGAGCAGGTTCGGCCGCTGCCCCTCGCCGACCCACATCTGCTTGCCGCTCAGCACGCCGGCGGTGATCATCGACTCCAGGTCCGGGTTGCTGAACCGCAGCGTCTTCACGTTGTCGATCACCGCCATCCGCTTGGCCCGCCCCTCCGCCCCGAGCAGCCGCTTCTCCACCTCGGTCGTGTCCGCCCGGTAGCTGATGCCGAGCTTCCCGCCGCAGAGCCGGGCGGCCACCTCCGGGACGGTCGACTTGCCGGCCCCCCGGCCCCGCTGCCCGGCCCCGTCCGCGGCCTCGAACACGTACAGCGGCCGCTGCCCGCCCGGGCCGCCCCAGAACAGGGTCAGGAACAGGCCCAGGATCAGGTCGTCGTCGGCCGGGGAGGCCGGGCTGAACCGGGCGGTCAGCCCGGCCAGGGCCGACCCGTCGCCGCCCCCCGGGTCCGGGTGGACGTAGAACACCCCGGGCACCGGCGGCTCGTGCGGGAACGACTCGGCCGCGTCGTACCGCTCGGCGTTGGCCAGGCAGTACGCGTGGAACTCCTCCTTGGTGCAGCAGTCCGGGCCGGCCGCCCAGTCGACCCCCCGCCGGCCGCCCCCGCCGTACGACCGGTCCGCCCACGCGAACAACTGGGCCTGGGTCCGCAGCCACTCCACCCCATGCCCGTCCGCCGCCCGGACGAACAGCATCCCGCCGCACGCCCGCGGCCACCCGCCGGTCCAGGCCAGCAGGTCGTCGAACACGTCGGCCGCCGGCCGCCCCCGCTTGGCCGGCCGGGTGGTCTCCCCGTCGGCCACCTCCTCGACCGCGTAGTTGGCCAGCCGGGGCAGGGCCCCCGCCCGGGCGGCCGGCGGGGCGTCGGCCCGCAGCAGGAACCCGCGGGGGCCGGGCTGCCGGGCCGCCTCGGTCAGCTTCCGGTACAGGTCGCCGTCGGCCCACGGCGGGTCGCACCGGCGGTTCCACTCCTGGAAGTAGGGGAGGGCGTCGTCCGGCGTCAGGTCGAACCCGCGGACCAGCCGGCCGGCGGCGTAGAAGGTGCGGTCGTGCCCCCGCTGGCCGGCCACCGCCGGGGGAACGGCGGCCAGGTACTTCCGCACCCGGTCGCCGAGCGACGACCCGGCCAGGCGGTCGGCCGACCCGTTGGCGTGCGCCGTGCCGTTGCGGGGGGTCCCGTTCCCGGAGCGGAACGGGTTCTCCTTGTCGAGCTTGTCGAGCTTGTCGACCAGACCGCACAGCTTCGACCAGGGGACCATCCGCTCGGGCGTCCAGCGATCGTGGTAGGTCACGGCCGCCCCCCTCTCGCCGAATCGATGTACTCGGGCAACCCCGCCAGTAGTCGCCCCAGGGACACGCATCCCCGGGCCAGGGCCCCCACGGCGTGCATCTCGGAGGAGAACTCACGGGAGTACCGGCCCTCCGATCCCACCAGCCGTTCGCTGAGATTGGCGAACAGCACGTCCGGCAGTCCGTGAACGTCCGAGCCGTTGGCGTCGTCCCAGTACCAGCGTTCTCGGTGGTAGTAGGGCCACCGGTCCGTCACACAGACGCCGGTGATCGGGTGGGCAGCGAACATCCGCTTGGCACAGCTGACGAAGTTGCCGACCGGCAGGCTGATCGTTTCGACGAACCCCCGGTACCACCGGATCGTTTCACACGGCCGGTATACGGGGCCGCCCCACCTCTTCTGGTTGGTGGGCGTCAACAGCCGCCGGGCGCGACGGAAGCGGTTGCACGAGAGGCAGTCGCAGTCGTGCCGCTCGGGGTGGTCCGGCCACCTCCAGGCGTGCTCGACCTGGACGCGGATCAGCTCGGCCCGTTGGTGCTGGCCTCGTTCATCCAGCCAGTCGGCGAACGCCAGTCGTGGCAGCATGTCCCTAGGCGCGGCGCAGATCGCCCGGGCGAATGCCGCCCGGTCCGAAAGCATCTTCGTCACCCTCGTCTCCTCTGCTTGGTCTGTCGGGCCGGCACCTCAGCCGGCACAGGAGCCGGCATCACGGGCCCGGCCGCCTCAAACGCCCGGGCCACCGCCGCCGCCCGCCCGCCCCGCTCGCCCACCCCGGCCCGGCCGACGGCCACGCACCGCTGGTCGGCCCACAGCCGGCACACCCACGCCACGCCCAGGTCGGTCACCACCACCGCCAGCTCGGCCGTCCGGGCGGACGCCACCCCGCGCCGCCGCCCGCCGACCCACGCGGCCAGCTCCGGCGGGGCGTCGTCCCGTTCGCGTCCCATGCGTCGGCCCGGGGGTCAGAGGGGGAAGGGGGTCGGCGCTCTGCTGTGAGAGCAAGCGCGCTACAGCCCGTGCTGACGGGCGAACGCCGCCCGTTCGATCCGCAGACGGGCCAACAACAGCCGATCCGCTTCCACGTCCAACGGCGTGTGCCGCTGGTTGCGCGGCAACCCGTCCCAGTGTTCGGCGTCCCGGATTAGTCGTCGTCGCTGTCGCTGCCGGGGTCTAGGTCCGCCGGGATGTTCCGCGGCTCCAGCCACCGGACTGGTTTGCGGAGGCGATAGGCATACTTCACCTCGTTCCGGGTGGAGTCGCCCACATACCCGCCGACGTTCAGCACCAACACCTCGTCGGCCAGCTCGATCTTGTGGAAGTGGAGATCGTCCAGCTTCACCTTCTGGTCCGGCGAACAGCCGACGGATTCGCCGTGGGCTTGCCCCGCGCTGTGGGGGTAGTGGCCGACGGACAGGATGATATTCCCGGCCATCGTCTCCCGGTAGTTGGCCTCCTGAAACTGCTGATAGAACCGGGTGCTGCCACACAAGCAGACCACCTTCGGGAAGTCTGGCGGCATGATCGCCCGCACCCGGCCGTTACCGAACCACTCTCGCCAAACCTTGTCCACGTTCGCTCTCCTTGGTTGGTTCGTAGCGCGCTTGCTCGGGAAGCAACGTGCCTTAGCCGTTGCCCACGATCGCCGCTTTGACCCGCTCCAGTGTGTCCGGCGGGAATCCGATTTCCGGCCGGCACACGTACTCCCAGTACGGCAGGTACAACGACCCGCCGCGGAGCCACTTCACCAACTGCGAACAGGCAACGCAGGCCGTCCCGCCGAACGGTCGAACCCTGTACCACACCGGGTAGTCGGACCCGCCCCGCGTCTGCCACCGCCGCTGAACCACCTTCCCGCCGACGTGCCAGCCGAACCAGTACCCGCGGTGCTGCCACAGCCGGACGTGCGGGGCGAATGCGGCGAGTATCTGTTGGGCATATTCAAGCCGAGTCACCGTCTCCCCCTTTTTGGTGCGGTTGCTCCGGTCGCAAGGTGCCTATCACCCCAAGGGTGATAGGCCGGGTTTGGCGCGCTTGCCCGACAGGCAAGGTGCCTACGCCGGATCGCCCCTCAATTCCCGGACGATGTCCGGCCACATGGCCGGGCGCCAGCACCGCCAGTACGGCCCGATCGCCGCCGCCCACGCCTGCTGCTCCGGCCGCAGCCGACCGCGGTCGGCCTTCAGCTCCACGAACAGGACCCGGGTCACGCCCGCCCGGGTGCGGGCCAGCACCAGGTCGGGGAAGCCGGCGTCCCCCTGGACCGGGGTCCGCCACCCCTTAGCCGTCCGGGCCGGGCGGAAGGCCACCACCCGCCACCGGAACAGGCGGGCCAGGTCGATCACGGCCCGTTGGAAGCCCGCCTCAGTGCGGGGCGGCCCGGCGGCGTTTTTCGGCCCGCGAGTAGCAGACTGTGCACAAGCCTTTCGCACGATGCCTCCGTTCGGTTGTCCCGCATGACAGGCACGAGTCACACAAGAGCCTTGCCCAGCGGCCGACCTTTTCTGTCAGTGCCCGTGACTCGGTGAACCCGTGGTGGCGAATGCGGCGGAGGATAGTGCCAATCGAGATGCCGGTAATCGCTGACCACTCGGCCACTGTCCGCGACTGCCCGTCGTGCGACAGGACCACATTGGTCCTCTTGTTGCGGGCTTGCTGAACCCGCGTCGCCCACCGGACGTTACCCGGCTCGTACCCCCGGTCGTTGTCGATCCGGTCGAGGCTGTAGGCCGGCCCCGGCCGCTCCCCCATGTCGGCCAGGAACGCCGCGAACGAACGACGCCACCGGTTGCAGACGAAGATGCCCCGACCGCCATACCGGGCGTAGTCGGGCGACCCGGGGTTGTGGCACCGGTTGAGCATGTTCCGCCAGGCCCGGTTCTCGGGCGTGCCGTACCGGCCGTGCGTTCGCCTGCGGCCGAATCGGCTCTCCGTCATCAGGCAGCCGCACGAGCGGGTGACGCCGGTGCGGATGTGGTCAGCCCGGACCTGCCTGCGGTTGCCGCACCGGCACTGGCACAGCAGATAGCCGTGACGGGTTCCTGGCCCGATCACCGTCAGTCGGGTCTCACTAGGGTCGGCCATCGGCGGCTCCTCATCCGTCCGGTCGTCGGTCATCCGCCGATCGCCTCCGCCCGGCCCCGGGGCGTCAGCTTCCACGTCCCCTTCGCCGTGTCCTTCTCGAACCACGGGTGGCTCAGGGTGTAGGTGATCGACCCGGCCGGGATGCCGCACTCCTCGCTGATGATCGACGAGGCCAGCGGGCCGCGGGTGCCGAGCAGCTTGGCCACCGCCACCCGCCGGGCCTGCCCGACCGACCCGCCCTCGGCCGCCTCGCCGGTCGACGCCGCGGGCCGGCCGGCCGGGGCGGCCTTCTTCGCCGGCGGCTTCCGGGTGGCCACCCCGAGCCGGTCGGCGACCAGCTTGCGGGCGGACACCAGGGCGGCCAGCTCGCCCCGCTTGGCGGCGATCCGCGTGTTCAGGTCGGCCAGGTCGTCGGCGGTCAGCCGGTCGAGCAGGCCGAGCAGGGAGTCCGCCCCGCCGGACGGCGGGGCGGACGGGGTGTCGGGGGCGGTCACGGGCGGCTCCTCCACGGGTGCGGGAACGGGTCTCGTTTTGGCCATGTCTCCACCACGAACGGGGTCAGTGATCGGGTCGGCGGCGGTCGGCCCACCCGGGGATGCCGCGATTCAGCGCCTGGCTCACCCGCGACTCGCTCCGCCCGACCGCCCGGGCGATCTCCGCCAGGGTCATGCCCTCGACGGCCCGCAGGTACAGGTACACCCGGGCCTGCCACGGCCACCGGCGGCGGACGGCCCGGGTCTCGCACCACAGCCGCAGCGGCGGCGGCCGGCCCGGGTCCTCCGCCGGGGCCGCCAGCCACTCCTCCGCCCCCAGGACGTCCGGGGCCACCTGGCTGAACGCCACCCCGACCCGGTCCCGCCCGGCGTACCGGGTGCGGTGCCCGTGGGTGCGGAGGTAGTCCACGATCCCGGCGACGGCCGACTGGCCCGTCTTCGCCCGGCGGGTGGCCACCCCCTGCCAGGCGGCCCCGAGCAGCTCGCGGAAGTCGTACCGGCCGCCGTACCGGCCGACCCACCACTTGGCCGCCTTCCGGGCGATCGCCACCGCGTCGTCCTCAGTCGTCGGCATCGTCGTCGCCCTCCGCGTCCCCACTGCCCACCAGGGCCGCCACGGCGACCGCCACCCCGGCCCAGTCGGCCGCGTCGTCCGGGTGCCACAGCCGCTCGCCCCGCTCCGCCCGCCGCTCCAGGGCGGCCAGCTTGCCCGGCGACCCGGGCGGGAACGGGCACGGCTCGGCCGGCGGCACGAGCCCGTCCTGGGGGACCGGGGACCGCTGGTGCGACAGCCGGTCGTACGCCCGCCGGGCGCCCTTGTCCCGGTAGCAGGGCCGGCAGAGACCCCGGCGGTCGATGCCGCCGGCCCGGCCACAGCGGCGGCAGCTCATGACCCCTCCCGCGGGGCGAGCACCACGTACAGGGCCCCGGCCCAGGCCGCGTACACCACCGTCACGTGCCGCAGCCCGGCCAGCTCGGCCGCCGGGATGACCGACCCGAGGGCCCCGAGCGGCCCGCCGCACTTCCGGTCGGGGTACGCCTCCACCCGGTACCCGGTCCCGTTCGCCCGGCCCATGTTGGTGCCCGGTTCCCGGGCCAGAACCGTCCCGGCCGGGATGCGGCCGAGACGCTCCCACTCGAGGTACAGCGGCTCGGCCTCCTGGCCGGGCGGCAGGGCCACGTACCGCGGCACCGGGTCGCCCGCCGGCCGCCGGCGGGGCGGGGGCTGGTCGAACTCGTCGGCCGCCGCGGCGACCGGCATCTTCTTCGTGCGGCTCACGACGGCACCTCCCCGGTCAGTGTCGGTTGGCGGAACAGGCTGTTCGGCCCCGCGCCCGACGCCTCCGCGACGCGACTGCGAATGGTGTCGCAGTACGCTGGCTCCTTCTCGATGAGGATGCACCGCCGGCCTTCGAGGACTGCCGCCACGCCGGTGGTGCCGCTGCCGGCGAATGGGTCGAGAACCACGTCCCCAGAGTCGGTGCAGGGAATAATGCACCTGCGGACCAACTCGACAGGGAACGGGCAGACGTGGCCGCCCACGTCCCGCTCCGGGGGAATCCGCCAAACGCTGTAGTACCCCGACCGCTGCTTCCACACCTTCGGCCGCCCCAGCTGGTACACGAACTCGTGTCCCGTGGGATACCGCCCGGCGCTTGGCGGGCCGGTGCCGCACCGATCCCAAACGATTTCGCACCACAGCGGGAACTCGCCGAGCCAATCCATCGGGTGATAGACGTTCGACGGCACCCGATGGGCATTCCGACCATGCCATGCGAATCGCGGTCGGTGGTTGTAAAACACGCTGCCGGCGCAGACCCGCAGGCACTCCCGGATGACGCTCTTCTGCCAAGACTGGTACTCTGGCTCCGGCATCTCGTCGGCGTACCAGCGGGCGTACTTGTCGTTCAGATTGGCTATGCTCGGGGTGGTCGGGTGGTACGTGCCGCTGTACTGCTTGGCCAGGTTGTACGGCGGGCTTGTCACCACCGCATCGACCGACCCGTCCGCCAGCGCCGGGAGAATTTCCAGGCAGTCGCCCTGGTACAGCGTCACCCCCGCCCCCAAGTCCTCGCCGGCCACCCCGCCCCCGGGTTTGCTCACGACGGCACCTCGAGTAACGCCGCCCGGCGGTGCGGGCGGTCGCCCCCGCCGGACCCCTTGCGGGCCTTGGTCCCGGGCAGCTTGACGATCCGCCCCGGGTTGAACACGCTCGTGTCGATCGCCGCGTGGGCGGTGTCGAACTTGGCCGCCAGGTGCCGCAGCAGCCGCCGGACCGGGTCGTCGGCCGGCACCGGCACCGCGGCCACCGGCACGTCCTCCGCCAGGCGGTAGAGGAGGTGGTAGCCGTTACCCGAGTCGGCCACGACCGGGGCCGGCCACCCGTCGGCCGCCAGGAACTCCCGCACCCTGGCGAGCACCTCCCAGGCGGCCGCCTTCTCGGCGTCGGTGGCCGAGTCGTTCCGGTGGGCGGGCGGGCGGACCGGGTCGACGTCCACCAGCACCCACCGGCGGGCGGTCACGTCGGCGTCGGCCGCCAGGTCGCCCGAGCCGGCCCGGCGGACCCGGGGGAGCTGCGGCACCAGCCGGCCGGGGCGGAGCGGGTTGAGGGTCAGGTACACCCCCTTGGCCGTCAGCCCGAGGGCGGCGGCGACGAGGGCGTCCCGCTCGGCCCCGCGGAACGTCCCGGCCCAGGTCGCCGGCGGGCCGCCGGCCGGGTCGGCCACGCCCAGCGCCCGCAGCTCGACCACCTGGTCCGGGTCGACCAGCACGCGGAGCCAGTCGGCCATGCGGGCCTTCAGGGCGGCCAGCTTGTCGTCCGGGGCGGCGGTCACGACTCGGCCCCCACCCGTCTGGCCGGGCCGGCGAGCCGCAGGGTGTGGCCGGCCGCCCGGAGCACGTCCCCGAGCCGGCGGTAGGCGCCGGCCACCAGCTCGGCCTTCTCCGCCGCCGGCAGGGCGGCGTCCAGCGAGACGACCACGGACAGGCGGTCGCCCCCGCCGCCGGTGACGGCCAGCCCGACCCGGTGCCGGCGGGCCCACTCGGCCAGGGCGGCCAGGGCGGCCTCGACGGCCGGGTTCGGCGGGGTCATCGGCCGGCCTCCGCGAGCAGCGCCGGGTGCGAGGGCGGGAGCAGCTCCGCCCGCCAGATCTCGACGTCCTTGGGGGCGGTGATGCCCAGCCGCACCCGGCCGTTCTGCCCGACGCCCAACACCTGGACCACGATGTGGTCGCCGATCACCACCCGTTCCAGCTCGTTCCGGCTCAGGATCAACACGGGTCCGTCCTCCGTTCGGGGTCACATCAGCCACCACGCCACCGCCGCCGCCAGGGCGGCCACCAGCGAGCACGCCGCCGCCTCCAGCCACGCCGGCCCCGGCTCCCACCGGCCGCCGTCGTCGCCCCAGTCCAGCTCAGACAGCCCCATGACGCCCTCCCGCCGCGAGCAGCGGGACCACGTCGTCCGGCTCGGCCAGGCACGGCCCGTCGGCGTCGGCGACCGCGCCCGGGGCGGCGTTGAACCACCACACCCGGTCGACGGTGACGGTCCCCTTGGCCCACGGCCAGGTGCCGCCCAGCACCGGGTCCAGGAACAGCGGCTCCCGGCCGGCCGCGTCGAGCACCGCCGCCCGGACGGCCGCCACCTCCTCGTCCACCCCGTCCGGGTCGGCCAGGGCGGCCGCCAGGGCCTCCAGGGCGGTCGCCGGCGGGGCGACCAGGAACCGCTCCTCCTCCCGGCCCGGCCACCACCGGACCGTCACCTTCACCACCTGCACGGCCGCGATCGGTCTGACGCTCACGGGTCACTCCTCAAAGGGTCAGGGGGATGAACTCGGCGTCCGGCGGCGGGTCGCTGGTCGCCGACAGGAGAATCAGCCACCCGGTGCCGGACAGCCGGACCGCCTTGGCGTCCCGGGACTGCTCGACCGTCACCGGCCCGTCGGGCACCAGGTCGAGCACCGCCGCCAGCCGGCGGGCCGCGAACGCCCCGCCTCCGATCCGGACGAACCGCCCCTCTTCGCTGGGGCGAACTGACACCCGCCCGGTTCCCTCGCACTTCGGGCAGTCGGCCTCCCGCTCGCACGCGGGGCAGGTATGGCGGCCGTCACCGCCGCAGCCGAGACAGTTCTGTCCGGCCAGCCATGCCGGGTCGAACGGGCCGACCGCCGTAGCCAGGGCCGAAAGGCGGATCTCGCCGAGTCGCGTCATCGGCTGAAACGCCACCGTGGCCAGCACCTCCGGCTTGAGCGGCCGGCCGGTGAACGCGTTGGCCACCGGGCCGGTGTGGTCGCCGGCCACGATCAGTACGGCGTACCGGTCGCCAGCGTGGGTGTGGACCGCCCCGTCGTGTTCGACCGGGTGCGGCAGCCAGTGGCCGGCCGTGTCGGCGAACACCGGCAGCCGCCGGGTCAGTTCCGCCAGTGCCGCCCGCCAGTTGTGCTCTCTCATAGCCCCAGCTCCTTCTCCGCCCGGCGGACGGCCTCCCCGCACGCCTCCACCGCGGCCGCCCGGGCCAGCAGCCGCTCGTCGAGGTCCGGCACCCGGTTCACCGCCAGCACCTGCCGGCAGGCGGCCACCAGCGCCGCGGCGACGGCCAGCGTCGGCTCGTGGCCGGCTGGGCAGGGGGTCTGTTCCTGCGTCATGTCACGTACCTCCCCAGGCGACGCCTCGGACAATCGCGGAGACCTGCTGCTGGCAGATGCCGAACCGGTCGGCCAGTTGCCGTTGGCTGGTCGAGCCGCCTGTGTAGAGCGAGCGGATGTCGTCCACCTGCTCCGGGGTCAGCTTCGCCTGGGTGTTCCGCTCGCCCCGACGGTCGGCGTTCCGCCCCTTCCGCTTTCGGTCGGCGTTGTTCTCGCCCTTCGTGCCCAGGAACAGGTGTTCCGGGTTGATGCACCGAGGCGTGTCACAGCGGTGGAGCACGCACAGGCCGGGCGGGATCGGCCCGACCCGGAGCAGGTACGCGAGGCGGTGTGCCGTGGCCGCCCGGCCGCGGACGCTGACGACCCCGTACCCGCGTGACGACCGGCCGCCGAGGTACAGCCAGCAGCCGTCCGGTGTCCGCTCGACCCGGCCGAAGATCCGCTCCGGGTTACACCGCGCCATGGGTGCCCTCCCGGAGCCGCTCGGCCAGGAACGTCTTGCGGCGGTGCAGGGCGACCCGGTCCTTCATCCGCAGGAACGCGCCCATCGGGCCGACCAGGACGCACAGCTTGGCCGCCCGGCTGACGGCCGTGTAAAGCCACTCCCTCGACGCGATCAGCCCGCCGGCGTCGTCCGCCACGACGATCACGCACGGCGCCTGGCTGCCCTGCATCCGGTGCCCGGTGACGGCGTACGCCAGGTCGAAGTCGCACCCCCGGCCGCCGCCGTCCTCCTCCTCCTCACCCTCCCGCGGCCGGCCCATCGGGATCTTGACCAGCGCCTCCCCCTCGCTGAACCGGGCGACCGTCAGCCGCTCGGCCACCGCCACCACCCGGCCGATCTCCCCGTTCGCCACGTACACCTCCTCCGCCTGGCCGAGCTCGTCCCGGACGGACTCGTACACCCGGGCGTCCTCGGCCGTCTCGTCGGCCATGTTGACGCGACCGCCGCCGAACGGCTCGACCCGGGCGAGCTGCGAGTTCTTGGTGCAGATCACCTTGTCCCCGACCCGGAACGGGTTGTCCCTGGCGGCCCGGCCGGCCGGGTTGAGCTGCGGCCGCAGCCGGGCGTTCAGGGCGGCCCGCAGGCGGTTCTTGGCCACCACCACCTGGCACTGCCAGGCCGGGTCGAACCGGGTCATCCGGCCGAGCAGGTCGCACACCCGGTCGGCCGCGGCCGCCTCGTCCTTCGCCTCCACGTGCCGCAGGTTCCGCGGCGGGACGGCGTCCAGGTCGACCCGGTCGGCCACGTCGAACGACTCGCCGTTGCGGATCCGGACGCAGGCGTGGACGATCTGGCCGGCGTTCCTGCGGACCTCGGTGAGTTCTCCCGAAGGCACCCCGCCGGCGATCAGGTCGCGGAGCGGCGCCCCGTGCCCGACCGGCGGGAGCTGGCCCGGATCGCCGATCCCCAGGAAGTGGGTGCCCGTCCCGCAGGCGTCGAGCAGGTCGGCCATCAAATCGCAGTCCGTCATCGACAGCTCATCGACGATCAAGAACTTGACGGCGAGCGGGTTGGCGGCGTTGTGCAGGAACCCCCACCCGGAGCCGTCGTGCCCGTTGCGGCCGATGGCCAGCGTGCGGTGGATCGTCGTGGCCCGGACGTCCAGGCCGGCCGCCCGGATCGCCTGGGTCATCCGCACGGCCGCCTTTCCGGTCGGGGCGCACACCGCCACCGCCGAGTGCCCGTACCGGGCGACCACCTCGCGGAGCAGGTAGCCGCACAGGTGGCTCTTCCCCGTCCCGGGGCCGCCGAGCAGCAGGCCGACCGGCGAGGCGGTGGCCCGCAGCAGCCGCTCGACCTGGTGGCCGCTCGGCAGCCCGTCCCCGTCGGCAGCGCTCACCGGGACGGCGTGCGTCGGCCACTCGCACGGGGCGGCGGACAGGCGGGCGACCGCGGCCGCCACCCGCTCCTCCGCCGTCGCCCGGTCGTACACGGCCAGCCACGGCTTGCCGGCGGCGTCCCGGCGGACCTTCAGCCGCCGGGCCCGGACGCCCAGCTTGAACGCCCGCTTCGGGTCGCACCCGGGGATCGCGGCCTTGAGCCGGCCGGCCAGCTCCTCGGCCGCCACCCAGGTGTGACCGGTCGGGTCGGTCCGCAGCTCGTTCCAGGCGTACACCGCCTGCCGCTTGAGGGCGGCCGGCGGCAGGCCCAAGTCCGTCCACAGCTTGTCGCACCGCTTGAACCCGGCGCTCGGCAGGCCGAGCAGGGCGAACGGGTTCCGGCGGACCAGCCCGGGTGCCCTGGCCCCCCACTTGTCGATGCAGGCGTCGATCAGCTTGCCCTGGAACCCGCGGCGGTCGAACAGGTCGAACAGGTCGATCCGGGTCCGCTCGGTGGCCGCCGCCCGCTCCAGCTCGACCGCGAACGCCCACGCGTGGTCGGGGTTGATGCCGATCGCTCCGGCCACCTCCGCGGGGCAGGTCCGGAGCTTCTCGACCGCGCTGCCGCCGTACTCCTGCCAGAGCTTCCCGGCCGTCGTCGGGCCGATCCCCTCGACCGTCTCGCACAGGTACTTGACCACCCCGGCCCGGCCGTGGTGGCCGTGCACGCAGTAGGTGCCGAACCGGAACCGCGGCCCGCGGCGCTGGTCGTCCTCCCACCGGCCGAGGAACCGGTAGACGGTGGCCGTGTCGAACCGGTCCGGGTCGGCGTTCCCGACCGCGGTGAGGCCGTCGGTCAGGGCGAGGATGACGAACGGCTGGGCCGGGTCGCCGAACACGACCCGGTCCACCTTCGCCACGTGCTCCCGCTTCGTCCGGTCCTTCGGGTACGCGACGGCGGCCATCGGTGCGGCTCCCGGGGGTCTCAAAGTGCCGGCCTTTCCACCACCCGCCCTGCGTCAACAGGGTGGCCGGCATCGGGTTAGAAAGCCGCGTCCCGGGTGCTCACCCGGTCCGGGCCGCTCGGGGTATGAGCCGTCGCGGCGAAGGTGGCCGGGTCCGGAGGCCGGGCCGCGGTCCGGTGGGTCAGGGGTCGAATCGGCCGGCCGGCCCCGGGCGCGGTCAGGGTGCCCGGGGCGCGGGGATCTCGCCGGGCCGGCGGGCGGCACGAACCCCGCCGGTCGCGTGACCGCCTCCCCGCCCCGCGGGCGGCGGCCGGCCGTGGGTCACAGGTCGGCGTACTCGTCGGCCGCCGGGGCCGGGGCGGTGACGGCGGCGACGGCGGCGGCCGCGTCCCCCCGCGGGACGGCCTTGCACCGGTCGTCGTCCAGGGCCAGGACGCCCTCGAACGCCAGCCGGGCGTCCGTCACCTTCTTGAGCTTGCCGCCCTTGTCCGTGTACTCCCGCTCCTCGTGCTTCACCTCGATCACGCAGGCGGCGCCGTACGCGTCCAGGAAGTCGGTCTTGCCCTCGACCGCCACGTACTTGGTGGTGCCGTCGGGCAGGGCCACCTTCTTCAACAGGCCGAGCCGGTGGGCGAAGATCCGCATCCGGTTGCGGGCCCGGCCGTCCGACTCGGCCGACTTGCCGGACGGCGACCACAGGGTGTCCCGCACCTCGAACCCCTTGCCCGGCCCGGCCAGGATCTTGAACGTCAGCTCCCGGCCGTGGCTGCCGCTGTTCGCCTGCACCTCCCGGAACCCGACCAGGGCGGCGTGGTGCAAGCCCTCGGGCGGGACCGGCCCGGCTCTCATGGCCGACTCGACCTCCGCGGCCGACGGCGCCTTGTCCAGCTCCAGCTCGTCTAACAGGGGCATCGCTGATACCTCGCAAACAGGGTGTGGAACTCGCCCATCTGGGTCGCCCAGGTGGGCGGGTAGCCGAGCGCGGCCAGCCCGGCCCGCCAGGCCACGGCCGCGCCGATCCTCGTCACCCACGGCCGCAGGGCCGGGGGCCAGCCGTCTAGTACGGCGGCGCCTGGTGGGGGTAGGAAAAAGGGTCGTGGGCCACGCCCAGGTCGCGGATGAAGGCGGTCGCCTGGGCGCGGGTCAACTGCTTGGCGCTGGTGACGCCCAGCTTCTTCAGGGCGTCCGCCCACCACTGCTTGCGGTCGGCGTCCGCCCCCCGGCCGGCGTCGGCCAAATCCTTGAGCCGCTTGATCTCGGCCAACTGGTCGGCGTCCACCATCACCTCGCCGGCGACGGCCGGGGCCGCGGCGGCGGGGAGGGCGGCCGGCGGCGGGGGCGGGCCGACGGCCACCTCGACGGTGACGGCCTCCTCGTCGTCCTCCTCCCGGCCGTGCAGCCCGGCCAGCACGTCGGCGAACTCGGCCCGCCACGCCCGCCACCGGGCCCGCCACAGGAGCATGTTGTCCGGGTCGTTCGCCCACGGGGTGTTCGGCTTGCCCCACCCGCGGAGCTTCTTCGCCAGGGCGACCGTGTACTCGAAGGTCCGGGCCGGGAACCCGACCCGCTTGACCTCGACCACCCCCTTCCGGGCGTCCCCGTCCCCCTCGACCCGCTCCCTCTGGTACTCGAGCAGGCCGCTGGCCAGGATGAGCGCCTTGCCGGCGTCCCCGTACAGGGCGCACCGGCCGTTCACCGGCGGGGTGACGGACACCACCGCCTGCATCACCCCGAGGCCGACCTCCAGCCCGGACAGGATGACCGGCAGCAGCTTCTCCGGCCGGTCGACGCCGGGCGGGGCGACCCCGCCGACGTACAGCGCCCGGGCCAGGGCGAGCAGCTCGTCCACGGTGCGGAACTGGATGACCGTCTGCACCCGGGCCGGCTTCGGCGGGTCGGGCTTGGTCACGGCGGGCGGGGTGGCGGACACGGGAGCCTCCGGTTACAGGGTGAGATCGGGCCGGGGTCACGGCTGCTGGTCCGGCCCCTTGAACGGGGTGACGGCCACGCACCGCCGCCGCAACTGCACCTTGTGCAGCTCCAGCCGCAGCTTGCCGACGGCCTCGGGCGTCAAGGTGAGCGCCAGGGCCAGGATGGCGGCCGGGGCGTCGGGGTAGTACGCCCCCGTCTGCCCGCCGGCCGGGTGCTCGGTGACGATCGCGATCACGGGTGTGCTCCCTCGGGGGCCAGGCCGGCGGCGGCCAGGGCGGCACGGGCCCGCCGCTTCCGGTCGCCGGCGGACTCGGTCGGGGCGGGGGCCGGGCGGAGGGAGGCGGGCACGGCCGAGCGGGGGATCCGCCACTGGCCGAGCACCTTCACCGCCCCGGGGATGCGGGCGGCGGCGCAGGCCAGCCGCACCGTCTCCTCGCGGACGTTGGTCAGGCCGGCGTACTCGGCCACCGTCAGCGGCGGGCCGGCCGGGTCGAAGGCGGTCATGGGCGGCCCTTCCGGATGCTGCGGACGGCCGGGGCCGCCGGGGCGGCGTCGCGGGCCTCCGCCGCCGGGGCGGGGCGGAGCGGGACCGGGCCGCTGCACGCCGGGCAGGTGCCGCCGGCCCAGTGGGTCCGCTTGCACCGCGGGCAGTCGATCACCACCCGGAAGTCTCTGGGGGCGTCGGTCACAGCACGGCCTCCGGTGACGTGGGCAGGCGGCCGGCGATCGCCAGCTCCACCTCGGCCAACAACTCCCGCCGCATCTCGGCCCGGGGGGTGTCGTCGAACCAGTTCAGGAACCACCGGCAGGCGGCCGGCTCGCCGAGCCGTTGGTCGGCCTCGAAGCAGCACCGGGCGAAGTGCTGCTGAACCTCCCCCACGGTTGTCAGCCTGTCCCCCTGCCAGCCGCAGAACCCGATGACGCAGGCCGCCTCGGCCGGCCAGTCCTGGACGCACATGAGCGGCGGCGGGGTCGTCGTGCTACCCTGGGTGATGCGGGCGTCGTCGGCCCGCAGCGCCGCGGCCAGGGCCTGCAGCCCGGCCGTCGAGAGGACCGGCACGAACCCGTCCCGCCAGGTGCTTCGCCAGCTCTCCATGACGCCCTCCGGCGCGCGCCGGCCCCGCGGCGCGGGTCGCAGCCCGGCCGTGCGGTCGGCGAGTGTGGTCAGCGGTCAATTGCGGCGGAGGGGATCGAACCCTCACTACCCGGGCCATGAACCCAGGCCGGACACCAGTCCCGCCGCGGTCACACCGTCACCCAGCCCGCCGGCACGGTGTCAGCCGGCTCCGCCCCGGATTCCGACTCCCTTTGACCGGCCGGGGCGGCTGGTCTCGTTGGCCTCGCGGAACCAACTGTATTCCCGTGTCGACTGGCTGTCAGTGCCTTTGAGTTGCCTCAGTAATGCCTCCCAGGGCATTACTGACGCAAACGGTAGCCGTGACGCCTGTTACTCTCGACCGGCCCGCCGGGGCGGGCCATCCGGGACAGCGTCCGGCGGTAGTGGCCGTTGTCCGCGGCCACGTCCACCGAGGCGGCCAGCGCCTGCCCGGTCATCCACTCGCCGGTCCGGAGCTTGCCCAGCTCGCACAGCACGGCCGCCTCCAGGTCGTCCGGCAGGTCGGCGGCCACCGGGACGGCGAGCCGGTTCTCGGTCGTCCCGCCGGTCCCGTCCGGGCACCGGTAGACGATCCCGATCTCGGTCGCCGCCGGGTTCAGCCAGCCGACCAGCCGGGCGACCTCGCGGTACACCGCCGCCGGGTCGGGCGGGGCGTCGGGCGGCGTCGGCAGCACCGCCGGCGGCTGATCGGTCCTGGTCGTCGACCCGGCCATCCGCCCGCCCTCACCGGCGTCTTGATCTGGTCAAACTCAACTCGGTGGGGCCGATCACCGCCCGCCGCCAGTCGCCCCACCCCCGCCGGGCGTCCATCACTGCCCCCGCTTCCAGTGTTCGGCCCAGTCCGCCAGCCGGCCCGCCGCCGCCGCCAGCGTGGCCAGCGCGTCGGCCAGCCGTGCCACCTCCGGGTCGTCCGCCCGCTCGGCCGCCAACTGGTCGGCCTGCGCCACCACCCGGGCCGCCAGCGTGCGGACAACGTCCAGGTCCGGGCCGTCCATCGCTACTCCTGTGTCTCGCAGTCCAGCAGGTCGGCCGGCGTCGGCGGCCGGTCCTGCCCAGGCCACCCGTGGGCCTCGTAATACTCACGGGCTAACCTGCACAAATCCTCATCACTGAACTTTTGGGTAGGTGGCCCGAACGCCTCGGTCATCGCGTCCGGGTCCGGCGACTCCTCGACGGCTCGGGCGTCCTGCTCCTGCTCCCGGCACACGTCCCTGCCGCCGTCCGCCCACGCTCTTCTGGCTCGCGGAATCACCGCCCGGCCCTCCTCTCTACGGGGTTGGTTGGGGTCACTGGCCGCGTGGCCTTGGCGATGGCGGCCCGAGCGGCGTCCAAAGCCGCCCACAGTTTCGGCCAGTCTCCACCTGGGAAAACGTACCCGAGACAACAGTCCAACTCGTCTAGCGCCCGGCAGGCGTCGAGAAGGTCCGGGGCGGCGGACATCAGCCGGGCGTCCGCCTCCGGGTTGTCGCCGTGGGTGTTCACCGTCGCCAGCGTCCCGAACGGGCCGGCGGTGATCTGCCAGGGGCCACCCATATCGCCCCGCTCGGCCGCCCACGGTCCGGCTGTGTGTCTGCCTTCCATCGCTCGCCTCCTCGGTGG